TTTTAAGACAGGCAACCCGTAGTTTGATTTCCCGCCTTTCTTTGGTGCGTTTCAGCCGCCTTCTTTGTGCTGTGTATTTCATTCGTATTCCTCTGTAAAATATTCGTATGCGTTCAGGTCATCGTCAATCATGGTGGCGTTAACCGCATCCATAATCTGTTGCCGTTCCATTTCTTTGGCTTTTTCTATTTGTTTTGAAAATTGAGTTTCTATTGAATGTGGTAATCTATCTATTAACCATTCAACTGCTGTCTGTCTATTGCCCATCGAGATTAAGTGTGATTTTGATTTCGCCTGATACCGTTTGATTTACATCGGCCGTTTCCTTTGGTTTGCCGTACACCCTTGAAAGCAAAGTTTCAATGGAATACAAGCTGCCCTTTTCAAGTGACTTCCGCATGGCGTTTGCAATCGTCTTTTCAAGTACCGTTGCTTTGGGGTTCTGCCATACCTCTTTCAGCTCATCCAAGTCCATTGACAACATCGCCTGAATGGTGTCGTTTATTTCGGCAAGTTTGTACCCCTGCTCTTTCAAAAGGGTAACATACTTTTTCGGTCTGCCGTTGGGGTTGGCAACCTCGCCTTTTTTGAATGGTGTTAAGTTTTGTTCGTTTGCCATATCTTCACTATTTGTTCACTATTTTCCACAAGTTGGACACATTTCTTTTTCTTCCGGTTCATCCTTGATTTCGGGTAGGTCAACTCCCCATGTGATTAACTCCTCTGCATCCCACTCGTTTGCCAATTCATCCCAGTTCCACTCCCCGAATGATACGTTGTCCTTTATCAAAAACTCATCACGCTGTTTAGCTGTCCACTCGTCTGCTAATATGATTGGGATTTCTGCCGCCCCAATGTCGCAAAGTGCCTTATATCTCATGTTACCGCCCAAAATTGTGTAACCACCAAAATCGGAAGTGACGCAAACCAATGGCCGTGCTGTCAGCATTTCGGGAAATTCAATAAGCGACCGCTTCAATTTGGCGAACTTATCCGCATTGATTGTCCGAGGATTGTTCGGGTTGGGGTGAATATCTATCAGCTTAACCCACTGCATAGATGCGTACGTTTCTGTTGATGTGATTGTCAGGGATGAAACCGAACTGCGCCATCAGGTGGTCAAGCCCAGCATGGCTGAAAATTGTGCAATGGCCAACGGCTGGTTCAATGTATTCGTCATTTTCAGTCAGCCAATCGGCAAAGGAAGTCTCTATCATTATTTTACTACCGGGGTGGCAGAACTCTTTTATTTCGGCCAATTCTGCAAATGGTGCGGTCAGGTGTTCGATTACCTCTGTCAGCACAATTACATCATAGTCCTTTTTAAGGGATAAAACATCTGCATAATATCCGTTGTAAGGGTCATAACCATCGCAGTCAATACCAGCATCCTGCATGAATGTAACCATTAAACCAGTGCCGCAACCGTAATCTAAAATGGTCGGATCGTGTTTGCCTGATATTTTGCGGATGCGGTCAAGCCGGGTTTGGTTTAACTCATCGGCATTGCGTTCATCTTCTTTGCCACCGCCCACCATGCCTGATTGGTCAAGTTTTTTGCAGAAGATATTAGCCAAGTTATCGGTGTAGTATTGCACCCCACCTTTGATGAATGCCTTTTTAGCTACCTTCCCGGTAATGGGTGATTTAGTTTTGCTCATATTTTGATTTTAATATCTGGGTCAGGTTCATAATTGTCCATGCACCAAACCCATTGTCGCCCGTTGGAATGACATTGTGCGCAGTCGGGCAGATTTCAACAACACGGGGATGTTTCATGACCTCGGCTATTGCGTAGGCCATTGACTGGTTTCCGACAAATAACTCACAGCCCTTGATTATGCCGCACAACTCCGCAAAGTCTTTTACTTCGATGTGAGAAATGTCGGGCAGCTTGGCCGAAATGATGCGGTATTCATCGGCAAGCCCTACAAATTTAATCTTATCCTGATACCTGCGCAGGATTGAATAATCAAAAGTAGGGTTGTGGTACCGGGCTGTGCGGTTCAAAATGATTTGGTGATTGCCTAATTGCCACACATCAAAGTGTATCGGCTCGGCAAGGTTGCAGGTAAGCTCAGGATAGATATGAAAATACCACTGGGAGATATGCCCTGTGTAATTGTGAAACTTCCTAAATAGGTTGAAATTGTAATCCGTTTTGACCGCTTCATCCGTGATTGTGCATTTGCCTATAAAGTCAGTGGACATCAGCAACGGCACAAGCATCTGCGCCATCTTCAAATTCATTTGCACTTTACCCATCGGATGATTGAAACCATACTGCGCAGGTACATCCACCTGTAAATACAAATGCACTTTGCTATCATGCAACCGGGCAGCCGACCGCATTGCCGGGAGTGAGTATATCAAATCCCCTGCGTTGCCGCCATGAATAATGCTAACCATTAAGGGCCTCCCGATATAATCTTTTCAAAGCGTCAAACATACAACTGCGACAAGCCGGGAATGGTTGGCCGTACAACTGCCTGTGAACTTCGTTGAGTTTGGCATAATACCCAGCTTCAAGCGCATATGTTCCCGTTTTATTTATCCGGTCGATGTGCGGTTTCAGGTCAAGGCAAAGTGAACGCTGTTCAGGTGTCATATTCTTGTCATTATAAAGTAACAAACACAGGGTAAAACAACCCCCATGGCGATGCCAGTCAATGTGATTTCAATTAGTGTCATAGGTATCGGTCAATTAATGCTCCAAAGATAGCACATAATGCACCATAAATTATACCATACAATCCAAATTGAACGGTAAACCATACCAGCCCTGTCCACCATGATAGGCAGAAACCGCATTCAAAAGGTTTGATTGTTTTGCGGTAGCGGCTGTCCAGCGCATACACGAATGAAATCATCGGTGGGAAAAAGTACCGGGAAAGCAGAACGCACAATGCGGCCACTCCCAAAATGTCAGTCATCGTATTCATTATATTTTTCTTTGATTTGTGTTTTGATTGCGTTTATGATTTGGCTTATCTCCCGGTAGTTTATTTTGGTGTCACGGGCAATCATTGCCATGCTCTGTTTGTCTTCCCACAGCTGCCATAGTTTAACCACATACCATTCGGAACGGTTGAAATGGTTTGCCACCTCTTTGAAATTGACAGACTCCACCGCTTCCTGTTTTCTGCGGATGTGGGTTTCGTCATAATCCTCTGCTTCCTCATCGTAATTTTCAGGCAGGGTTTCGGTAGTGCGTAGAAAGTCACGATAAAACTTTGTATAACGATTGCCGTTTACCGCATTGCAACCCACACGGACAAGGTAATAAACAAGTCCATTACTTTGGTGAAGTGATATCAGGCGGTCAGCATCCATTTCACAGCATATTAGAAGCAAGTGTTGTTGTAGGTCGGCAGCAACATGAGACCCTATTTTGTTACAGAAGTCAGGAAGCCACTTGGAATTGGCTAACTCAATCAGTATCTCGGTGCGCCTGTTCAAGTTTGAGTGCGTGAACTTTTTTCAGCCAATCTTTGAATGACTTGTTATCCCCATACCGGGCATGGTCTTTCCTGCATAACGCCATCAGGTTTTCAATTACATCAGCGTGTTTGCTTCCACCCATGCCCCGGGCTTCGATATGGTGAATGTCCACAGCTTGTGCGCCACATACCTCGCAAGGGATGAAATCGGTCTTGTCATAGCCAAAATGGTCAAGATATACCTTCGTATGCTTCTTCACTGCACAAAGTTTATTCGTAAAAGTTCGATATTCTTATATTGTGGATAACTTTCATACAAATAATTTAACAAAAAGTATTGCAAGTATAGAAAAGTATATTACATTTGCAGCATGGAAAACACAAAAACACCTTTTGAAATGGGCTGGATAGCCAGTCAGCAGTTTAATTACTACGAAACCGAAGGCGAAAATCCTTTTGAACTGAACTCCGATGACTTCAAAGAATGGGAAAAGGGATGGCAATGGTACATCACCCAGACGATTGAATGGGAACGTGACGAGCAAAGCGACATTGATTGGCATGAACGTCAGGAATACTGCAACGATTAAAACCCAAATAAATAAATATATGTTTAATTCAAAAACCAGAACCGCTGCATCTATGCAAGTTCACACCACAGAGGATTACTTCCTTTTCAAATCAATTGATGGCAACAGAAATCTTAACCTGTTGCACCTTAACCGACTGCGAAAGTCAATGTCTGAAAAGTATTTGTTTACCACAATTTTGGTAAATGAAAACTATGAAATCATTGATGGACAGCACCGCTTTGAAGTTATCAGAGAACTTGGACTGCCATTGCATTACATTATTTGTGAAAACTACGGATTGCCGGAAGTACACATTTTGAATGCAACTTCAAAAACTTGGAATGCTGATGATTATCTTGAAGGTTATTGCAAACTTGGTTATTCTGATTACATTAAGTACAGAATTTTTAAGAATAAATATGAATTTAGTCATCATATTTGTATGGCCATTTTAGGAAAACAGACACAAACACAAACTTATTTTGATAGTTTTAACAATGGAAATTTCAAAATAGTAAATTATGATAAATCTGTTGAAATTGCTGACAAAATTGTTTTAATGAAACATTTTTACGATGGCTACAATCGAAGAAGTTTTGTTTTTGCTTTGATGCAGTTACTACAAAAGCCACAATTTGAGTTTACCGAATTTATACAAAAGTTAAAATTACAACCTTCTGCATTGTTCCATTGCGCTAATACTTCACAATACGTTGGAATAATTGAAGATATTTACAATTACCGCAGAAAAGATAAAGTAAATTTACGCTACTAAAATTTGGAAATCTAAAATCTTTGTTATATAATTGCATATCGGAATAACAGGAATTAGACCCCCTGCCGAGAACCAAGCAAATGAAAAAAAATATAATCAACACCCACGCGAGTAAAAGGTCGGCTATCTTGGGGCCGGGTCTAACCTTTGAAAGTGTGGGTGTTTTTTTTATGAATATTTACAAACCCACACCATTACCAGTCGCATATTGTGACGAGCAAATCGCAGAACTTGAACTGCGCAAAGAGTATGAAAATTACAGGCGAGAAAACAAGGTGCTTACGTTATTACAATGTGAGTACTTATGGATGAAACTTGACCTGCAAATCATCTATTACAACCAGTGTAAAAAATTAACCTTGAAACAAAATGGCAAAGGATAAAAAGTCATTCGTAATGTACTGCGACCAGCAGTCAATATTTAAAATGCTTCCTGATGAAATTGCAGGTAGATTGATAAAACACATTCTCGCATACGTTAACGATGAAAATCCGGTAACTGATGACCTTGTATTGCAACTTGCATTTGAACCTATTAAGATGCAGTTAAAAAGGGATTTACGTCATTGGGATGAAGTTAGGGGAAAACGTAGTGAAAGTGGAAAGTTAGGCGGTAGACCTAAAAAGCAAACAGAAGCAAAAAAAGCAAATGGTTTTTTGGAAAAGCAAACGAAAGCAAAAAAAGCTGTTAATGTAAATGTTAATGTTACTGATAATGTAAATGTAAATGATAATGACAATAAAGATATATATCGTAAAATTTTGCATTTGGAAATCACAAGGGCAGAAGTTGACAAGCTAATTGCTGATGGCTATACCATTGACCAAATTGATAACATTCTGGACAGGGCAGAAAATTGGAAAGGCATTGCAAACAAAAGGTCACTATACCTTACCGCAAAAAATTGGCTATCTGCTGACATAAAGAAAATCACAGCAGAAGTTTACCGTACACCCAAAGAAAACTTTTTACAATGATAGAGCAACAAATACTCGGAACGTGGTTGCAAGGTAAGCAGCTTGACCTGACCGCAACCGTACGCAGCGAATGGTTTACAGTGCCAAAATACCGCACCCTATGTTTGACCATTCAGGCGATGTACCTTAATAACGAACACATAGACAACGTGGCGGTGGTAATGAAGCACCGTGACATGGCAATGGACATCGCAGGGCTAAACAACTACTACACAGGCGAAAGTATTACCCGGTTGGTTGCAATGCTGCATCAGGAATTTATCCGTAAAACGATGATTGACTGCATGGCAAATCAGGTAAAATTCATGCAGGATGGTGGCGATATTATGGAAAGTATTAGCAGCACTCAAAAAATGATTGATGAAATACAACTTACCGAAAGCGGACAAGCCATTGACCTGATCACTTTACTCGGTGACCGCTTCGATAACTTGGAGAAACGAAGCAAGGCAGAAATCAAAACAATTGGTTTGCCCACCGGGTTCACCAGATTGGATAAGTACATTGGTGGTTTTGTTCCCGGTGAAAATGTGGTGGTTGCAGGTCGGCCCGGGATGGGTAAGACAGCATTCGCAGTCAGCATCGGGATTGCCCATGCAAAGCTGGGGGGTAGGGTGATAATGTTCAGCATGGAGATGAGCAAAGAACAACTTGCTGACCGCATACTTTCATCTTTGGGCCGGGTGGACAACCTGAAAGTCCGTAACGCTGATGTGAATGAATTTGAGTTGGAGAACATTGCACGTGAATTACTGCTGATTGACTATAAATTTCAAATTGAGGACAGCACTATGCTGGACATTGCTCAAATCAAAACCCGAATTAAGACAATGAAAATAAAACCAACGCTGGTCATCATTGACTATATGCAGTTGGTCAAAAGCACAGGCGGTAAAAATCGGGAGCAAGAAATAGCCAACATCAGTAGGCAATGCAAACTGATAGCCAAAGAATGCGGATGCACCGTGATGCCATTGTCACAACTCAACAGGGGAACAGAGGAAGGTAACAGCCGCCCGAAATTGGCAAACCTTCGGGAGTCAGGTGCAATAGAACAGGATGCTGATACGGTGTTATTTCCGTATAGACCAGATTATTATGAAGCGCAGAAAAATGGTGGCAATCCACCTGAACTTGAAGATGCTGAATTGATTATCAGCAAGTGCAGAAATGGCATGACCGGAACGCTTCAATGCAATTTTATGGGTAAAACAGTTGAATACATTTTTTAATTAAATATAAATAACTATATTTGCACTATGAGACACGGCAGTTTATTTTCAGGCATCGGTGGTTTTGACCTTGCAGCCGAATGGATGGGATGGGAAAATGTGTTCCATTGCGAATGGATGAACTTTCCACGCAAAGTCCTTGAATACTATTGGCCGGAAGCTGACAGCCACATTGATATATGCAAAACTGATTTCAAAAAATATGAAGGAACAATTGATGTTATTTCCGGTGGCTTTCCATGTCAGCCATTTTCACTCGCAGGAAAGCGAAAAGGAACAGATGATGAACGCTACTTGTGGGGCGAAATGCTACGAGCAATACAAGAGATTAAGCCCACATGGGTCATTGCAGAAAATGTCTTTGGTATCACAAATATTG